CCTTGTTGATAACTACATAATTCTCCTACAACAAATACATTTGGGATAGGGTTTTGCAAAGATTTTATAAGGGTTCGAATATTATACGTTTGCATTGGTTTAAAATAATGAACCCCCGTATCCCAATATTTATACACGATGTCATCAATTGGGGTTGTTGTTGGGACAATCTTTCTTAGTTCATCTAATATCATTCGTTTTAATATTTTTGTCTTAGATAAATACGGGGACCAGTACAATGCATATGATTCGTCACAATAGGAACTTATCAAGATTTTATCATTTATTACAATAATTTTTCTTAATAAATTTTTACCACCAAATATATTATAAGATCCAATATTATTTCCTTCAAATTTATGTCCATCTTTATGAAAAGTAAAAATTTTTAATAAACGAGCATTACCAATATAATCATTATATGGTATATTCAAAGGGAGATTGCGTATTACCGTAAGTAATGGTTTTATAGGGAGGGCAAATATTACACGTTTTGCTAGGTATAGTTTTTTAGGAGTAGTTATTTCAAAAAGTCCTGTATCTGAATCCAATTTAACATTTAGGACCGAGGTATTTAGTTTATAATTTATTCTCGTCTGTAAATGCATAAGTATATCCGACCAGTCAAATATTATATTATAAATAGGTTTTAATGAATCATTTTTTATTGTATAATATTTAACATGGTAATTTATATCACTCTCTGTGTAATCTGTATACCCTGACATTTCAATATATTTTTTTCTAAATATCTTTCCAAAATATTTGTCTAAAAATTCGATAAATGTTAACGTAATTAAATCTGGATTTTTTTTTGAAGATAATTTCATATAAAGTTGTTTAACCATTTTTATAGCTTTTTCTAAATCAAAATTATAATTTAAAATAGGTGTCTTGAAACTTTTAACAATTTTATATTTGATATTAAATTTTTTTATAAGAGCAAATATATGAGAATGAGATTTTTGTATGAATCCCGCACCAAGATTAATTTTTGTTTGGTGAAACATTTCTTGTCGTATTCTCCCTCCAAGATAATCATTCTGTTCTAATAATAATACCCTATATACGGGACTTAAGATATGAGCCGCATATAAACCACTAATACCTCCACCTATAATTATATAATCGTATATCATTAATATATGATTATAATTAATTTTAATCTATGTTTTAAATTTAATCTTTATAAATTTAATTATAATCTTTATAAATTAAATCTAATCTTTCTAATCTTTATAAAATGATAGATTTTTATTCTGTAAAAGTTTAGGAGAACTTTTTACATCGATTGAATCAAAATTATTCGCATCTAATTGTAAAAATTGTTGATTAGGTGAAAAATTTATAGGTAGGTAGAATAGTTTAGTTTGATTATAATTCATTCCAATATAATAATATAAATCATTAAGATATGTAAAGATGGACCCAGGTGTTATATTCAGTTTCATTAAGATATATATTATAGTATAATAAATAATATTTATATTATGATAAATATTATTTTTATTATGATAAATATTATTTATAATATTTTTAATCAGATAAATATTATTTATAATATTTTTAATCAGATAAATATTATTTATAATATTTTTAATGATTCAATAAGTTTCTTTTGTTTCGATTCTAAATTTTGTTTAGAATCATTGTGTATCGCTTCGTCTTTAGATTCATCGTGTATCGCTTTGTGTTTTGTTTCAGAGAATACTTCTTGATTTGCTTCAAATTTTGCTACAGATTGTGCTTCAAATTTTGCTTCGTGAAACGGTGCACCCCCTTTTATCGTATTATGATTAATCGCATTATTTGCAATATTCTCTAATGTAATTAATCGTGATTCTAATATCTTTATTCGGTCATTCATTGATTTAATTTCGTTAAGATTTGATAAAAACCCTCCATCTTGATTAAGAGTATTTTTATTAAGTTTATTTGATTTTGTTTTAAAATTATACACTTTATTTGTATTAACATTCATAATTGAAAATAAATCAACTCCACCCATTTGACTCTTTATTTCTTTATAACATTTAGATCCTCCACCGTTAACAGATTTTGATGAATGAACCATATGAGAATTAAATGGTAGAATAACCTTATATAAACTTTCCGTCTGAGACATCATTATACGTATATAATTATAATATATTTTATAAAAATATAATTATAATATAATTTATTAAAAATATTTTTTATAAAAAATTGATTTATTATATTACTCAATTAAAATATATTAAATAATATTTAATTTATATCATCGAATAAATATGACCGAACAGATAAAATTTCAGGTATTGGATTGGATAGATAATAGTAAGTCATATGATGAAGTATCCGAAGAAGACGATCCAGAGGAACCTTATCTTATTCAATTGTTTGGGAGGACTGATAAAAATGAGACCGTATGTTGTAATCTAACAGAATTTTATCCATATTTTTATATTAAATTACAAGATGAATGGACAAAAGCTCAAGTAGATATATTAGTAGAAAAAATAAAATCCCGAGTCAAATTATCTTATAGAGAAGGGTTGCGATCTTATCGGATAGACTCTCATTATGATTTTTACGGGTTTACTAATTTTAAGAAATTTAATTTCGTACGACTTGAATTTATTAATGATGCTAGTTTTAAAGCATATAATAGTGCATGTCGATATAAATTCTTTATTAAAGAAATAGCAAGGGAACAGATAAAATTAAAGGTATACGAATCCAATCTTAATCCATTTCTCAGAATGATGCATATTATGGGGATTCGTTCGGTTGGATGGATTCAGTTAGATCCGACTAAATGTAAGATTAAATCTAAAAAAAAATCTCCAACTTCAACTGAACTAAATATTACCACAAAATGGTCTGATATATCTGCATTAGATACACTTACTTCTCAGAAATTTAAAATTTTATCTTTTGATTTAGAATGTCAATCGGATGATGGTTCTTTTCCAAACCCAGATAATAAAGCACATCCGATCATTCAAATAGGTATGACAATATCTTTATATGGAGAGTCAGAATGTGTATACAAACATATACTTTGTCTAAGAGAAACTGATCCGCTTGAGGGGATTATCGTTGAATCTTTTGAAGAGGAAAAGGATGTTTTATTAAGATTTACAGAACTTATTACAACGCTAGATCCAGATATTATTACAGGATATAATATTTTTGGTTTTGATTTTCAATACCTATATAAAAGAGCTAAATTATTAGGCATTGAGAGAGATTTTTCAAAATTATCTAGAATTAAAGGTGAACCTTGTAGATTTATTGAAACAATCTTAGCATCCTCTGCACTTGGAGAAAATGTTTTAAAATATTACAGAATGACTGGACGTATTGTTGTAGATCTTATGAAGGTTATTCAACGAGATTATAGGTTAGGTTCTTATAAATTAGATGAGGTCGCATCTAACTTTATAAGAGAATCTATCACAGATATTGAAGTGGTATCTGCGAAAGAAGATGAGAGTATTATTTCGACAAAGAATACTGATGGGATATATATAGGAAATTATATTAAGATATGTTATTCGGATGGGATGACTGAAAATAAACATATGGATGGACTAAAGTTCAAAGTTATAAGTCTAACAACTAAATCTATCATTGTGAGTCCTCGTATTCAGACAGAAGAGATTATGAATCGGGGATATAAGATATTCTGGACCCAAGCAAAGGATGATATTACTCCAAATGATATCTTTAGAATGCAAGATGGTACGCCGTATGATAGGTCGGTTATTGCAAAGTATTGTATCCAAGATTGTGCGCTGTGTAATAAACTTATATCCAAATTACAAATTATTACAAATAATATGGGTATGGCTATTGTATGTCATGTCCCATTATCATATTTGTTTTTAAGAGGTCAGGGTATTAAAATTTTTAGTTTAGTTGCAAAAAAATGTAGGGAACTTAATCATCTTATCCCGGTTCTTAAAAAGAAGAAAAAAATAGAAGAACCCTCTACAAAAGATGCAAAAATTGCGAAAGAAACTGCATTAATAATGAAAAGTATTAGTAATAAATATTCATCGGTTGAATCAGATGAAGATGATGATGCGGATGATGATACAGGGTATGAGGGGGCGACAGTATTGGAACCGGTTAAAGGTTTTCACAAAGCACCTATTCCAGTATTAGATTTTGCAAGTTTATATCCAAATGCAATGAGATTAAAAAATTTATCTCATGAAATGCATGTGAATGATAAGGCTTATTTAAACCTACCCGGTTATATATACAATCGGATTGATTATAAATCGAATACCGAAGATGGTGTGGTTACAACTTGTATATTCGCAGAGAAAAAAAATGGTGAAAAGGGTATTATTCCTCAAATTTTATCAGAATTATTAGGAGCCAGAAAAAAATATAAGAATCAAATGGAAGATCTTAAAGAAAATGGAGGAGATAGTTTTAGTATTGCAATATTGGATGGTCTACAAATTGCATATAAAGTAACAGCTAATTCATTATATGGACAAACAGGAGCACCAACTAGTCAGATTTATTTGAAAGCAATCGCTGCATCTACTACTTCTATTGGTCGTCAAATGTTATTGTTTTCTAAATATTTTATTGAAAATATATTTAAAACAATGATAACTCTTGCAAAGTCCTCCTATGAAGATTACTTAGCTTATTGTACAGAAATATTCAAATATTATCCATCAGATATTCAAATTGACGAACAGACAACGATAAATGTAGAGACTCAAAAAAATTTGATTATACCCGATGCAAAATTTTTAAGAAAAAATCTTGATTTGTACGTAGAATCATACGAGGGTCTAACAAAAAGATATTCTTCCGAATTAAAATTATTAAATATACATACCCAAACTTCTTATGACGAATTTATGCAACGGTTATTAACCTTATATAATTCAGATAAAGAAGTGGTGTATCGAATTATATCCAAACTAAAAGAATTATCTATGACCGGAACTAGAACAAATCTTAAATATAATTCTGTCCTAAATCTTATCTCCATAAGTAAAGAAAAATTCTTTGAAATTTCTAAAAATAAATTAGATCAATTCTTTACAGATGAACTATTTGAACCAATCATGACGATAGGCTATGGGAATCGTTCAGAGATGTATGATAAATTCTATCATACAATACAATTGACATTAAAAGATCTAACAGTAAACCCTGTAGGAATATATGGGGATACCGATTCGATATTTTATTGTCTGAATATTAAAAATTTATCTCAAGAAGATATCTTGGATAACCGTGCATTAAGAATATCTATTAAATTGGGTATATGGAGTTCTATATTAATTACCTCTCTATTACCTCCACCCATGGCTCAAGAATATGAAAAAGTATTAAGACCATTTATTATTATTACAAAGAAGAGATATGTTGGCAATCTTTATGAAAAATCTCCTTATAAATTCTATCAAAAGAGTATGGGCATCGTATTAAAACGTCGAGATAATGCAAATGTTGTAAAAATAGTTTGTGGAAATATTGTAGATCAATTATTAAATAAACTAGATGCAATGGGAGCAATTAAGAAAACCCAAGAATTACTAAGACAAATTATAATGGGAAAAATGCCCCTAGATAAATTTATCATAACAAAAACATTAAAATCTACTTATAAAGATCGAACAAGGATGGTCCATGCAGTATTAGCTGATAGAATGGCAAAGAGAGATCCTGGAAATAAACCTCAATCAAATGACCGTATACCATATGCATATGTTCAGATAGATAAGGATCCTAAATTTATATCTTTGCAAGGGGAGCGGGTTGAACATCCAGATTATATCATAGAAAAATCTTTAAGATTAGATTATAACTTTTATATAACGAATCAGATTATGAAACCGTGTTTACAATTTTTAGATTTAATTGTGGAAGATGCATATAAGATATTTGAAGATTATTTGATAAGAGATTCAAATTGGAAATCTGGACAAGAACCCATAACAAAATATTTGAATCAAGATAATTCTCAAAATGTATCATTTGATGACTTTTCAAATCAAATTGATAAACAAATTGAACAAATTAAAAAGATATCAAAATTACCAGAAAAAGAAATTAAATATAAAAAGAAAAATGTTAAAAAAATAAATATTGCTAAACTAAATTTTGATAAATTTTTTTAAATGAAAAATATTTTATAAATTTTAACTCGCCCAGAATGGATTAGGTTTATAATTTAATAAATATTCCATTAAATATGTATCATAAATATGAGTGATATAGGTTAAATTTTCATCTTTTACCGAAATATCTATTTGAGAATTCATTTGTTCTAATATAAAATTAATTGCTACATCTCCATTTGAACATACATCGCAATATTGTATCTTCATCCAATCATATATGTCTGAATTAAAAACTACTTTTAATCTGGAATATATTTCTTCCTTTGAAAGATATCGATAGATATATGCGTTGTAAATAGGTTCAATAAAATTTAATAAATCATATGGAACATCTATCAAAGAATACAATTCATCCAGTTTATCTTGACGATTTGAAAAATTTTCATCACGTATTGAATTAGATGATTTAATTGATTTAATTGATTTAAAATATGATTCTGCATTATAAATATGATTTAATTGATCCAATAATATATTAATTTGAATATTATCAATTGAATAAATTGAATAAAATTCTTTCATCCACTGATATAATTCTGTATTAAAAAATGATCTTATAAATTCAAACATTTGTTCCCGTTGTTTTGATTGTTTTGATTCAAACATTTGCTCAGGTTGTTCTGATTGTTTTGATTCGGATTGTTTTGATTCGGATTGTTTCGATTCAGTCTGTGTCGATTCAGTCTGTGTCGATTCCATTTCTATAATTATAATATAAGTTTGTTTATATTATAATAATTTATAAATAAATAAATAAAAAATCAATTTTTATAAATTTATCTTATTTATCTTATTTATCTTATTTATCTTATTTATCTTATTTATCTTATTTATCTTATTTTATTTCAATCTGTTTTATTTATTTGAAAATTAAATAAAATATATATTG